ACGTCTACGATTTCGTTGTTGTAGTAAGAGTTGCCTTCTTCGTCTACCTTAGAGATTAGTGGCTTTAGTTCTGCCCACTTATCTGCGGGGAATCCGAACTTGCGAAATTTCTGGCTCATATTGTTTGTTGTTTAAAGAGTTGTGAGGTCCTGAAGTTCTTGGTTTGTCAAGCGGGTCTTGAATAGTAGGGCTTGGCTTACGGTACCTTCAAGTATTTGTGAGGACGCGCCACCCTCAACAGTTCCTATGTAGGCAGCAGTCAAAGATGCGGGTACTGAAGAAACTGCGGTGTTTGAGCCCACTTGTACTCCGTCAACGTATGCGATAAAATCGTTTGCTTTGTAGGCAAATGCAACCTTGTGTCGGCCGCCGAATATGCTTGCTGATGTGGTAATATTGACAACAGTTGCAGCCGCTACCGACACTATAAAACGAAAAGTTTCATCAGTGTTTGCACACATTAAAATTCGACTCGTTGTAGTTCCATCAGTTACTGAAAATATTCTATTTACTAAGTCCGTACTATTTGTGTCAAACTCAACCTCCGCAAACAAAGTCCCTTGCGTCTGGCCAATCAAACTACTAATCCCTGTCTTACTACAAGCATCAGCACCACGAGTTACAGAAGCACCAAGGGTTGGGATGTACGAGGTGGCGTAGGCTCCCGCTTCCATCTGACAGCCGTACAAAAATACCGATTTGGATATTGTGTTGATTTCGCCACGAGCTGAAGTTGCAGAATTAACGAGAAGTAAATTCATATTTACCGCAGTGTTAGCAACCGAAGTTCCGATAATAGTGCAACGATACCATCCGTTGCCGTAGTTATCAATTCTTGCGGTTGTGGATGAACCTACCGAACCAACTACACCATTGTTCAAATCAAAATTGGCCCATACATTAAGCCCAAAGCCTGCGGCTGAACCACTCAACTGAATGAAGTTATGTGTGTTTTTCTTTGCTAAGAAACTCCAAGCGTATGAAGTTGCGTTGGCTACGGTGATACTTTGAAAGATAGAGTGAACGTTAGACGTGCCATCTCCAGCAAGTCGGTCTGCATTTACATAACCATCGGGCGATGTGGTATTATTTGCAGTTATTGACGTTTGAGATTTAGTCCACGCAGCATTATCAAAGGATTCTGACCATAGGCAGAGATTCGTCCGCTGAGGCTCCAACAACAAAGAAGGACAACCAACACTACCATCACTATTTATCGGGTAGTTAAGACGAGGAAGGTTGGCTACTGGTCCTACGCTTACTGCTGAAGCAGTTGTTGGGATGTAGTCTGTTGCTCCGAAGTCGGAATATTCTAACTGGGCACCCCACGCAAGTATATCCTTGTCACCACTATTTATGTTTCCAATTACTGCAATGCTCGGAATAAAAGTAGTAGTTCCAGCACCAGTAGTTCTGTTAAATGTAAATCTTTGCCACGTTGTAGTAACTGACGCAGTTAATGTAGTACCGCTATTTTGGTCATAAAGTATAATATCTTGACTTGCGCCAGTATTAGAGCGCAAGTACACACTAAAAGCATAAGTAGTACTGCCAGTAAGACCCGCAACTCCTTGCCTAATAATAGAGAAATCAGAACCAGTAGTCCCAGTAACTGAAAACTGAATTCGGTCTGCGGTTGTAGTTCCATCGGGCGCAACGGCAGCGTTTGCGGTAACTACTGGAGCGGTAGCCGTACCACCAGTAACCTTTACCCACCCCGCATTATCAAACGCTTGGCTATGTAGCAGTAAATTAGTCCGCACCTTCTCGATGTACCCATCAGGACCTACGCGAGTAGCAGTATCATTCGACCGAGTAAAAGCAAGCTGACCATCCGTAGTCAAAGGACGCTCCGAGTAGACAATGCTCGTCTTGTACAGGCTCGGTACCATAACCAAGCTAGCCTTAGCGTAGTACTTGTCCAACAGCGGAGCAATCGCATCCTTAGCGCAGTCCGCAGCCTCGATGGTTGCTGCGTTGGTTTGTCCGTAGGCGTTGATGTACGCCCACACATCCTCGATGTCGGTAGGTCCTGCGATGTACGCAGTAAGGCTTCCACTGCTTACGCTTACCTCAGTAAACAATCCGTAGATGGTGGTGCCAGCATAAACGAACTCAGCCGTCAGGTCGTCTCCCAAGACGCTGACAGCAGTAACGTAGGAGTCCTCCTCTGCAACGAGTACTCGGTAGTACTCACCCTGAATGTAAAGCTGGTCTGTTGAGATAGTGCGCACCCCATTCTGCCCAAATCCTTGGAGCTGATAGTTGACGGGGTTGTTGATGTTTGAATAGCTCACAAAAGAAAATTTGAAAGTTAAAAGGAAACGCTAATTCCCTACAAAGATAGTTACTGATTTAAGATGAGATTTACGATGTCTTCTTGACCTTCGAGGTCCTCCTTCTTGAGTTCAGGACGCTCTCCCTTGCGCTGAGCGATCAGTTTGCTTTGGGCAACGGCCTGCTCCTTAATGCGTTGGTCCTTGCGGTCCTCCGCCTCTTGGTCAGCACTCTGACGTACTCCCGATTCAATCTGCTGTTCAGCAATACCGAACTGACCCTGAAGCTGTGCCAACTGCATCTTAAGCTGGTACTCCAACTGAAGCATCTGAGCCTTCACCTGACCTTCGAGCTGAATCTTCTGAGCCTCTAGCTGTGCCTTCATTTGCTCTTCCTGCATCTTGCTCTGAGAGGTAACCTGAGCCACCTGAGCGTTAGCCTGTGCTTGGAACTGAGAGTTCTGCTGAGCCATCTCCTGACGCATCTTCATACGCTTCTTACGGCGTACAATCAACAAGCGCTCGGCCTGATCAATGTCACGCAGCTGACGGATGGCAATCGCATCCTCGATGTCAAGCTCACCCTGAGCGATAGACGCTTGGATGTTCTGCTCAAGGTACATACGGTCCACCTCGTTCATATCTGCAACAACACGTACACCGAAGTTGTACATCGGTAGGTTAGAGGAGCTAGACAAAACAGCCATATTCTCGCGTCCAATCGCCGTCTCGTACGCCTTGTATAGGATGGACTTGGGCGGAAGGATTTGCAGACATTTGACGATGTCCTCACAGATTTTGCGGTAGAGAACAACAGAGGCATTGGTGATGTCGTAGAGGGCGTTGTTCGCTGCAGTGAGTTGTTGCTGACGCACTCCAACAAGCTGGTCTCCCTTCGGAGATGTTCCGTCCATCACTTCGTTGATTCCCGTAGCGTCACGAATCATACGCAGGTAGTGGTTGTACAGCGTGATGAGTTCGTTGATGTTTCGGATGCTGTTGTCCAGTGGACGAATGGGTGGGTTCTGGAAGCTTCCGTCTGCGTTCTTTGAGCGGTAGTAGAAGATACCCGTCTGCTCGTAGATGTCTTGAATATCTAGAGGCTGAAGCTCTCCACCGCGACCGAGCTGTACATTCTCTAGTCCCTCGATGTCTACAATCAATCCATCGGGCTTGGCCTTAGCAATTGCCTGCTGAATCTTTAGGTGGGACAGCTGAAGCTGATCGGCGAAGCCAATGATGCCACTCACCATAGACTTAGGAATCATACGGCGAATGTTGGTTGCCATCACGCTGTAGCTCATCTTTGTACGGCTGAGGTCGTGTACGTTCTTAGGTATATTTTTCTTTACCCCGTAGTCGAAGATGTACTCGGTGCCGATGATGAACTTACCTCCGTAGAGCGTTTGGTTCTGCATATATACAGCCTCTCGGTCGTATACGCTCTGCTGTGGTGCGTTGTACTTGTGGCCTTTGTAGTAGAACCCTACATTGCCAAAGCGAGACTCCTTCTTCTCGAAGATGATGTTGTCAACGCTTATGAACTCAAACTCCATCACGTCGATGGTGTACTCGTCGTATCCGTAGTAGTATCGCTCCATACCCACGTCGTAGCGCTGGTCCATAAAGCGACCAGAGTCGTTACCAAAGCGGTTCATCACCGTACGTGCCATTGTTTCGTACTGCTCTTCGGTAAACTCATCTCCCGCAATGCGCTTGAGTTCGGCAATGCTCATCCGCTTGGTGTGGCCTGCGTAGATGATGTCGCTGAATGTGGGGTCGTCGGTGAAGCTGTGGACAAAGTAGGCGGGGTCAACGTACTCCTCTACGATTCCGTAGTTCGGGTCGTTGCTGCGCTTGGTGACAGCCATACCGCAGGTAACGAGGTCCTCCACGTTGCGGCGGAACACACGCTCGTCGAAGTCGTTCCAGCTTAGCGTTAGGTTGATGCCGATTTGTGCAGCGATCTCTGCTGCTGTCTTAATGTTGGTCTCAAGGAAGATTTCGGTCTCCTCTGCTGTGTCGGGAAGTGCATCTGGGTCTACCTCAGTACGTAGTCCAGACTCCTTGGCCTCCTTAAGTACGTCTTTGTTTTCGATGAACACCTTCATCTTGTTCTTCTCGTAGTCCTTCTCACTGCGAGAGAGAGGGTCAACAGCTTCTACGTTGGGGTAGAATTTAGAAGAAAGAATCTTGTTTACTACAATCTTTACAAACTTAGGAACAATCGGAACTGGTGTCCAGTCTAGGTTTACCAGTGATCCGTCTCCGTTGTTGGGGTCGAGGGATGTAAGGATTTGTTTGTAGATGGATGTGTCCTGCGTTCCGTTGGCGTAGTCACGTGAAATTTCAAACTCCTTCCAGCGTTTTCCGTATAGTGAGCCCTCGTACTCGGCGCTTCCCCATTGTCCGTAGATGGCCTTAGCGTACTGAAGGCCGTATCCTTTGTTTGCCTTTACCTCGTGTGAGGCAAGCGGATCAGGAAACGTAGAGTCGTACCCGTTGCTTTTTACTGAGTATTGATCCATTTATCGCAGTTTATGGACAAAGGTACGAACTTAAGTTATCGCGTAATTTGCTTACCCTTACGGAAGAAAACCTTCTCGTTGAAGTTTGTTTTCTTTACCTCCTTTACCTGTTTTTGTGCGCCAAGAAGTGCAAGTCCAGAGCTGATTGTTAAGTCAAACTTTGTTCGGTCGTCAATCTTAAAGTTGATCCAGTCCTCCAGTGTTCTGTTGAAGTACATCTTACCGAAGTGTCCGGTCTCGTTGTGGAGACCTACGTGGTCGTGGATGTATGCCTCAATCGCTTGGGCGTGGGCTTGGATTACGTCTTGGCTGTTGGATGGGATACCCTTTGTCTTTACGTTTACCTTCGCCGATGTGGACATTAGATGCGCTGGGCGGTCCATCAGGTACTCGTCGTACCCTCGGGACTCAAAGTATCGTGCAATGCCGTACTTGTTGTTCTCTATCAGCACAGGATAGCCGTAGAAGACAGCAGCCATTAGGATGTCCTCGTAGAATATTTTAGCAAGAGGAGGACGAGAGGCGTACTCAGCGACAAACATATTCGCTGGGTGCTCCATCGAGAACTTGTTGTAGATGTGGCACGCACCCTTAGACGATCGGTAGTCGATTGTGGTGTCGAGGTCATAGGAGTCAACACCCATAACTCCGAACGCTCCGTTTGGTGGTACCAGCTTGTTGTTCTCTGTCTTTCGTTTGTTTCGAATGTCTTGTGGTGCCAGCCACGCAACACGCCACCTTCCGTTTGGGTCTGGAGCAAATACAACCTCGGTGTCTTGCTTGCCTTCCTTCCACTGAAAGTTTCCAATGACAATAGGGTTTGGGTACAGCTCCTCGTTGTGCTGAATCTGTTCGTAGATTTTTTGGATGTTGAACAGCGAAGACTTTGTAGAGTCACGGAATGCTTCGTCCTCTGTAAATGGGAACTGACGGATGATTTCGTTGAGTTCGTAGCTGTTGTTCTGCTGTCCCTTTCTCTCGTTCTTCAAGAACGTGCGGGCACCAATTGTGGTGAACGTTCCGTCCTCAGTCATCACTGGATTTTCGGGGTCGTCAACGATAGGGAGTCCGTACTGGTCAAAGAATCCTTCAAGTGCTTCGTATGCTGGAATGAAGATTTTGTACAATCCGCTTTTGGTACGTCCGTTCTCGTTTCGGTCGTTCGGGTCAGAGTCGTAGTACAGGTCTCGGAACTCTCTTCCACCTTTGTCAAGTGGGTTAACTGTAGAGCCAACCATTGCCTTTCCAATTACCTTGCGACCAACGAGCAAACAGGTTGGGTGGATACGCCATACTTCACGTATGTCGTTAGGATT